ATTTATTTTGTAATTTATCTTTTTTCCATTTTTTTCTTAAATTTTTTTCCATGGAAAGTAAATGACTATAATAGTCTGGAAATTCCATAATATGCTGAAGAGCAATACCATAAGCTTCTTCATGTGTTGTTACATGTTCTCTTTCAACTGTAGAACCAATTTCTGCTTGTCTAATAACATAATCAATAGATATATTATGTTTTTTAGCAATTTCTTGTTCTTTAGGTATTCTTTTATTCATGAAATATAAGAAATAGGTGTTGCAGTAATATCTGTACCACTATTAATTTTTAATTTTTGACCAGGAACAATATGAATAACAATATTTGCACCAGGATTACAAGAAAATGAACCAACTACAGTAGTACCATCATTTTCAGTGATAGTAACAATTCTTGCAGCATTTCCTTGAGTTTCATGATTGATATAAATATCTGATGCAACAAGTCCAGTATTACTAGCAGTAGTCGTTAAAGTTACTAAAGGTCCTAAAAGTTTAATTCTCATGATATTTTCCTTTTATTTCTATTTATTCATTTTTATTTTTTTGAGATTTTAATAATTTTTGTAATTCAGCAGTCGAACCAACAAATAATGAATTATTGGTAATAGTTGTTGAATTTTTTATATTATTTTCGTTATTTAATTCTCTTAGTTTTTTCTGTAAATCTAATAATTTATCTACAATGTCAGCATTATGTTTTAACAATTGACCTACAACTTCATATGCTCTTGGATGATCTGTATTTTGTGCAACTTCTAATGCAGAATTTAAAGCTTGATTACCTCTTTCTAAAATTTGATAATATTTACTTCGAGTATATTCATAATCAGTTGTAATATCATCTTTATCAGATTGAATTATAAATTCAGAAGAACTTGGAGAAATATCTATATCAACTTCAGTTATATTAAAAGTATTATCTAATTTATTAAAAGTATTTTCCATAAATTACAACCATTCTTCATTAAATCCAAAATTATCATCTGCTTCTACTAAAATATCATCTGATTGATTTATAATTGAAAATTTATGATTAGATCCAGAACTAGTAGAAGTTAAATCTATTGTATAACCTTGTGTTGCATTTAATTTTGAAACTGCAAGTTTTAAATTATTATTATCAATTTTTTGAATATAATATGTAGATTGATTAGTTAAACCTCCAATAGATGTTGAATTACCATTTTTATATTGAACAAAATCGCCAGTTACAAATCCATGATTAGGAATGGTAATAGTGTTAGTATTAATATTTACAGATGTAGAAGAATTAAAATTAATTCCATCATTAGTATAGTCTTTCAATGCTGATGGCTTTACTTTATATCTTTTATCTTTTGAAGAAGAATCTATATCATTATAATAATCAATATTGACTTCTTTAATAATTTTGTTAGTTGAAATTGGACCATAAAAATAAGTTTTTACAGTAAAATCTAAACTATAAATTAAACTTCTTTTATTACTGAAATCATCTTCATAATTATCTTGAATATTAATATTATTTAAAGTTATAGGAATATCTCTTTTATCTCCCATTTCAGAATTCATATTAATTGTTATAGTAAAAGTGGGTTGAAAATAAGGTAAAATTTGTTCTACAATTTGAAGAACATCGTCATTATTTTTTCCAATAATATTTAATTCAAATTCCAAATTATATGGAACTGGCGTATATTGCATTTTGATATTATTTGGATTTGCACTGGGATAATTTATTTTTTGAATTGTGTTTATTTTTCTAGAACTGTCATATGATATAGAAATCATTTCAAATGACAATCTAGGTAATGTTATTTGTGTTTTTTTATTTTCTAATAAATCTGGAACTTCTTCTAGTCTCGATAAAAATTTCTCCCTTGGACCATAAGCCAAAGGAACTTTCATAGTTTGAATTATTTGCCCTGTATTATTTTTTCTTTTTAATTCAATATTATTAAAAAGAGTTCCAAACCCAATAACAGTTTTTCTAATAGTTTCATTATAAAAATGTGTTCCCAACATTAAATTACTCCCATATTTCCATATTCTCCAAATGGATTAGTTTCACTAAAATCAATAATTAAATCACTTTCATTTTCAATTGATTTATTTTCAGCATAATTTAATAAATCCATATCTAAAGTTTTAAATGTATTTATAGTTCTAGATGTAGAACTTGTTTGCCCAATCAATGATTCATTTACTAAAAATTCACCTGTAACATCTATTAACTGTAAAATTTTATTTGAATTAGTCCACTTAATAACTTTGCCAGTTGTTCCACTTGTTTGACCTATAACAGTTTCTAGTTCTTTGTAATCGCCAGAACCAGAATTAAGTATAAGTTTTAGTGAAATTGTTTTATCTTGTGGTATTAAATCAATTTCATCAATACCCGTTTCAAATCTTTCTTGACTGTATTCAAATAATTCAGCTCTTAATTGATATGTTGTAATGTTTGCTAATTGCCAAAAAGGAATATCATGTTTTACAAATTTAATCTGAAATAATCCTTTTGTTAATGGAAAATAAATTAAATCACCTTCATTAGGTCTGTATGAACTAACAAGATTATTAGAAGAAGAAATTAAATCTTCCCATCTTCTTTTTGAAACTATAAATGTTACCTCATCACTAATTCTCACTCCAAATTTAGTAAATAAATCTCTATCTCCATCAAATCCATCAAAATTGCTCATATACATTTCAATCATATAGTTTTCATCAAACTTAGATAAAATATCTTCACCAAATAAATTATCTTTTTTCACAATTTCTCTAGGAAGATAATAAACATCCATACCATAAATTTTTAAAGATTCTATAATCAAATCCTCATATAATCTTTGTTCTGATTTAGTTCCATATGTGAAATATACATTTTTCATATTTTTTATCCAATCATATCTAGTGGTGGTATTTCATATGTAATAGACATTTCTTTTTGTAGTTCATCTAGTTCCTGCACTGCATCATCATATAATTGTCTACCATTAAATGTAATTCCTCCAGGCATTTGAATACCTTCAAATTTAATTAAATTTTGTCCCCATTGTTTTTTTATAGATGCAGTTAAATGTTTTTTAATAAAAATTTCATTATATATTTTAGTGTATTGAATAGGATCTAAAGCTCTAAAACATTCAATTACTAACCAATCATTAGGTAGTATACGATCCCAATCTAAATCGATTGTTAGTTTATTTTGAGTTTTTTGATATCTAATACTTTTATTACCTTCTAACATAAAATCTAATGTTTCTAAATATGACATTGTTATATAATAATTTAATATGTCATATGCATAAAAATTATAAAAGTCATTTAGAAAAAATTGGTATCTAAAACCAAATAAATTATTAACATAAGCATTTGATATTTTAAAAATTCCATTCACACCTAAAATATGATCGGGTAATATTAAATATCCACCTGTAGCTTCTGAAAATGATAATCCTCCAGGATATACAGTTGTTGTATTTAATTTAGAATTATTAATATCCTGAGAAGTTAATTTATATTTTAAGTAAACTCTTTCAACTCCATCATATGTTCTTTCTCTATAAAGTTGTAAAGTATCATCAATCAAATCTTCAATTTGATCATCATCAACATTAACTTCAATTACAGGTTTGCCAAGCTTTCTTAAACAATATTCTTTTAATTGAGATCTAGAACTTGGTACTGCCATACAATTAACCCTTGTATATAAAAAAATAGTCTCTTCATTATTTATAAAGAGACTATTAAAAATAACTATAATTTATTTAGTCATTTAATTTTACCATAATTTTTTCTAAAAGATTTGTAATTTCATTTATATCATTTTGCAATTTTTTTACATCATTTATTAATTGATTTTGTATATCATTATTATGAGTTCTAGTTTTTAAATTTTCTATATAACTTTCAAATGCATTTTTATCTTGTATTATAATTGAATTAGTATCAGAATCTCTGTATAAATTTGTATAACCATCTACTTTTAATTTCATATTTTATATAGCAATTGCAATAACTCTAAATTTTCTAATAACTGGTATTAAAGATTGATT